TATACATTATGCGAAGTCTGTCAAGGACTTCAGTGCGGCGGGCCGCTTACGATCAGCCGGGCCCATGAGAATCAAGAACTTACCGATATACGAAGAAGACCGCGCCCGCCTTGACCGATTCGACGAAATCTGGACGGGGTGGGAAATTCACGGACCGGAGCTTGTCTCGCCGGAGCGCTGGAGATTCACGCCACCGCGCATCCTGGCGGGCCACCTGCGGCAACAAGAGATCGCAGCACTACGCGTCGAGCTCCGCACAGCGCGCAGACGGGCCCCGGCATACTCCCCGCGGCTCGCCCAATGGCACACCCTGCGCGCAGCCCTGCAGCACCTGGAGGACGACATTCGAAGCAATGGCGCCATGGACGAACTCACCGAGCTACGCAACGCATCCGAAGATTGAACAACGCGGGGGCAACACCCCCGCACCCCGTATCTCAAGAACGCTCACGGCCGCTCGGCCCGGCACGGAAATAACACCAGATCGCGGGGGCAACACCCCCGCACCCCGTACCTCCGGAGCGCAGGCAGTGCCAGCTAACGACCCTGGCACAGCCCGCGCAAATACGAGACGCGCGCGCGATCGAGCAGCTCCCCGAGGCGCGCGCCGGCGAGCTCCGATCAAGGGCCGAAACCACTTGTTTTCCAGCGCGCCCCGAAAGGCGCGCAAGCACACCTGCGCTTTGACATTTCGAGACGCGGCCCCGCGTGGGCAGGATTGCCCCGATCCCTTGTGAGGGGCAATCCCGCCCACGCTACAAGGAGCCGCTTATGAAAATCGACCTACCAATTGCAGACGCCGAACTGCGCTACGAGGCACTGTCGGCCGCCGCGACGCGCCTGCGGACCATGCACGAAGTCCTGAAACTCTCACACGGTGTCGATTACGGCGACCTCCTACGCATCAGCGCAGCCCTCAAGATCATGGCAACAGAAGTCGACCAGGTTATGCGTGCAAAGGCCGAAACCATCCTGCAGCAACTGGCGCGAGAGATTGCCTCCGGCCAAAACGATATGTTCACCGCCGGCTAAAGGTTACGGGCCTAGAGAGAACTAGGCCCTTCCGCCTGCGGCGCAGACCGTGCTAGATAGCCCCATGGACACCACCAGCACCACCGCCAAGAGCATCGCCTACGTGGGCGCAGGAATCGCGCTCATCGCTGCCGCGTACCTCATCAGCTCCCGCATACACAAGCGGTACGAAGACGACCGCGCGGTAGCACAACTGCAGAAACCGCTCGAACAACTGCGAACCAGCCTGCCCACCGCCCGCGAAGCATCGCAATGGCCGGAACTTCGCCGCGAGAAAGTCCAGGACAGCAAGCACACTGCCTACCGATGGAAGGACAGCGCGGGCACATGGCACCTTTCGGACAAGCAGCCCGAAGGCGTCACCGCCGAAGCTATTCCGATTCGCTAGCGCCGAACTTCGGCAGCAGCGACCCGGGTCCCAGCGTTCGAGGCGCCTCCGGCAAGTAGTGAACCTGCCCGCTCACCACGGCGCCGGCCCACCGACACACCAAAAAGCCTTGCAAATCTTTGTCGCAGAAACCCGCAATGGGTACCTGGACCCAGCGCCGGCCGTCAGACAGATACGCGAGATCAATCCCGCCGCCCTCAATACTGCCAACGATCCGCCACGCCGCACCGTCAATCGCTGACCCATACGGAGCACCCACCCTGGCCGGCCTCGAAGCGCCGCGCGCAGAGACCCCTGCCGGGGGACCTTTTTCTGCCTCAGGAGGATTGAAGAACTTCACAGTGCGCCAGACGCCCCACCCGAAAAGCACCAGCACCAGCGGGACGCCGAGGTACCACACAGGCGAGCGCCATATAACACCGCGCCCGTCGACCGTCTTTTCATCGACCTGGCCCCCGGTCCCCTCCGCTTTCGTGTGCGACTTGTAGAACCGCCAGACCTCAGCGCGATACTTGCCCGGTATCTGCCGCACCCTCGAAGACTTCGGAGGATTTGGACCCGTCACCGCGCCCGTGTAAACGTCGACCATAAACCGCTTGCCGAGCCCGAGAGACCGCAACTTGCGCATCCGATAGGTTTCGTCGATCAGATCCCGCGCGAAGCGCGAGACCTGCATCAAGTTTTGCGTGACCAGACAAACCACCATCGATTGCCCGGCCTCATTCGTACGGTGACGGTGCATCGCGAGAATTTCTTTCAGCGGCTCGGGCATCCGATCCCCGATAGCTGACGCTGGCCAAAGCTTCCAGCCTTCGTCGACCACCCACACGCAGCCGGCCGGCAAGTCCGCGTCCAACTCGCGCCCGATCTCGCGCTCAATTTCCGCCCTAGAGTCCGCATCCTTGCGTACGCCCTCGTACCGCCGCCGCAGCTCTTGATACTTGTCGACATCGAACGCGCGCAGATCGGCGCCGGGAAATTCCTTTTCGATCAAGTCGCGCTGCATCGGAATGTTCGTCACGACGCAGCGTCGCTCGCGAAGCGCCGGCAGAATCACATGCTCGACCACGCCATGCGACTTGCCCGCGCCGGGATTGCCAACGTACGCCGTGAAAGGCACTAGTCCGCCTTCGTAAAGATGCGCCAGCCCCAGCGGAACACGTAGGCGCCACCGACCACGAGCACTGCGAACCTCAGCTGGACGAGCTCCGCGAACCAGAAGAACGACGCCGGAAGACTGGCTATCTTTGTCGGCAGATCAGTCAACCAGTCAGGGAGCGGAATGATCGCGGCGACCGCAAGAACGATGGCCCACTTGACCGCGATCCCCAGCACCCTCGCAGCTTTCTCCCTCACCCCCAGCATCGTGAAGAACGCCGGAAGCAGTCCAACCAGCCACGGGCCCAACCGCCCCAGCCACCCGACAATGCCCAGGAGAAACGCTACGACCGGCATCACTGCGCCTTGAGCATGATTCGAAGACCGACCAAGCCCCAGCCTATTTGGAACACCAGCGCGAGCAATGCAGCCGACCCGTCTATCACGCTGCACGCGCTCGCCATCACGTCATACTCTTCGTCGAAGATCGTGAGCGGAGCGGACGGGCACTCACCCCCCTCGTCGAATGCCTCATAGAGCCCACTGACGAACCCCAGCAGCGGAATGCCTGTCGTCATCGAGGCCCACGCACCGGACACGATACCGCCGACGCATGCCCCAATGTCGGCCACGCAGTCGACATCTTCCGCAGGCGCCTGCCCGTAACAATCGGTGCCATCGCAAATGGCGCCGGGGTCCGCCCCTTCGGCGTTCGACTCCTCGCCCTCATCACCGCCGCCAGTCAAACCACCGCCCGCAGACGTTCCTGGCTGTGCCCCACTCGCACCCGTCGACGATCCCGACACGGTAGTGCTCGTGTAGTAGTTGAACTCATACGAGTCCCCTGCAGGGTCCACATACCCCAAGCTTCCGTCGGGAGTCGCAGGATCGCCCATGCCATCCGAGGGCGCAGGAGGTGTACTCGCACCCGCCGCGCACACCATGCCCCCATCGGCCAGAAATTCGCAGGTCCCCTCGGGCACTTTGTCCAAGCACACCGCCTGCCCGTTCACTGTCCCGCAATTCGGCTTCGACTTGGATGCGCAGAACATGCCGGAAGACGTCGACGCGCAATTCGGCGCCGTGTCATCACCCGAGGCCGTGTCGCCGCCGCCGCACGACTCACCCAACCACTGCACCTGCGCTGCCCAATTGTCACCGGACCGCGCCACTACGCCAGCGACCTTAACGCGGCAAGACATGATGGTTTCCGAACCCTGCAACGTGTCGGCGCAGAACGTCCCTTCCGTACTCCCCGACCCGTTGCGCACAGTGCCGCCCAGATCATTCAAGGCCAGCGTGTACTCGCACGGATCGGGAGGGCATTCCATCGTGCCCGACGCCTGAAAATGCATCGACCCCGATGCCGTCGACCCGCAGACCTCCGAAGGAGTCTGTTTAATGTTCACGTACCCGGCCCCATATGTGCCGCCAGTCGTGGTGAAACTCGCATCGCACACCCCGTAGCAGTACGGCGCCGCGCAAAGCGAATGCGCATAAGCCAGACGATCCGTACTCCCTGGCCCCGACCACCCTCCGATCACGTATCGCGTGCAACTAGCACCCGACGCCCACAGCTCCCCGCAATGGAACACGGAAAGCGCCGAGCACAGCACCGCCACAACCGCCCGCCACCCCCTCATCGGTCCAACCCTCGAATAAACATCGCGGCCCCCACCGTCCCGAGAAAGAAGAACGCCAAGTCGACTAGCCCCTGCATCATGTCGCCGCCCTCAGCACCCAATAACCGACGTACTGCCCGACGTACGCCCGCGCGAACAGATTCCGAACGCGCGGCATCGTGATCCCCAAACGCATGACGCCCGCGACAACGGCGAACGCAGCGAACCCGAACCACCTTGCCTCTAACCAAGCGATGCACGCGAACGCCGCAACCGCCCCGCAGAACCATCGCACGCGCCGCGTCTGCACCCAGCGCGTCAACGTGACGACGAGCGCCACCCCTGGCCACCAGAAGGCGCTAAACAGCGCCACCCCGAGCACCAGCGCGCGCACCAGCCATCGCCTCCCCCAGTCGCCATAGCCCGCAGACGCCAACCACGCGCCTACGCACACGTACGTGAACAGCACGTCTAGCACGTGATCGCCACGAACTGGCTGCACAAGGATTTGGCAGACCACCGCATAAGGCGCGAGCCGGAAAGCCAGCCGCTTGCCGACTTCCACCGGATCCCGCGACAGAGGGAGCGCTACGCAGAACGCGAACAGCGGGAAGACGAGTTGACCGAGCACGAGCGGCCAACCGGATTCCAGGTGGAACCAGAACCGCCCCGCGTGCGAAATCAGCATGCACCCGAGGGCCAACCACTTGATGGTTTCCAGTTCGCCCGAACGAATTCCGAAGGGAAGCGCGCGCCCCGCCGCCGACGGCCGGCGATCACCCCATGTCACCGAAGGAGACGGGACGCGCACACCCATGGACATCAACCAGCGCGAACGAACGCGATGATTTTCTTGATGCCCAGGATGACGACGTACAGGGCGACCAGCGACCCTGCACCGGCCAGAATCGCCGGACCCACGTCATCCAGATTGATGGCACTGGTCAGCGTGGAGTAATCCAGCCCCGTTGCCATCGCGGCATTGCTGGCAGCCAGCAACACCAGTGCGGCCGCGAGGCCGACTTTCAAGTTGAAACGCTTCACAGCGTGTCTCCTTTTCCGGGAAAACGCCCGGCATCGCACTTGCCCGACCATCGGGCGAATTCTTAATCCCGCCGGAAAACGTCCAGCACCATCCCAATCCCACGACCCATGAAGAACAGCACGACCACCAGCATGAACGACGCGGCGAACCAGCTCCCCGCCTCTGCAAGATCGACCTCGCTTATGTCGCCGCCATCGCCGCCGCCATCGCCGCCCCCACCATCACCGCCACCGCCAGCACCGGCCACCGCCGCAATCACGTCTTCTGCAGTCTGCCAATCGCCGTACGCGTCCAACCACGACGACCTGCCTGAACCGTCCCCGTACAAAAACCACGTCGCGCTGCCCGTGCAACCCTCCGGAGGCACCACTAGAACGCTGCACCCAAAGGCAACGCTGCCCGCGTTCACGTCCGCCAACGCAATCGCCACTTGATCCAGCTCCCCGCATGAATCGTATCCACTACCAGCCGCGCCAGCATCCGCGCAGCCCATCAACCCGTCCGACAACTCAGCACGCGCAGAATCTGCGAACCCCAAAGCCAACACAGCCGCCGCAATCAGCAGCACCACGCGCCCTTGCACCCGCAGGAACAGGGAGAGCGGAGTAAATACCGGCTGATTGCGGCGGCGTTCGCTCACTTGATCGGAACCAGAAAGAGCCCGCGATTGCCCAGGGCCGGCCGGCCGTAGCCGTCCTTCGTGAACGACGCTCCGCCGATGTGGTACTTGCCCACCGCGTAGCCGTGTTCCAACTCACGCGGCAACGATATTTCGATGCGCAGCGTTTCCCCATCAGCTGTTTCCAACAGCCCCACCTGATTGCGAAACGTCGTGTTCCCATGCTGCCGCGACTGGACAGTCGCATCATTCACATACACGACGGCGACACTACCTGCCTTGAACATTTCCATAACCTCCAGACCTTTCAACTTCCAACAGCGGCCGGCCTAAGCCGCTGCAGCTAGCGGAACATCCGCCAAAGCGCATTCGATCCCGTCCCTCGTTATGAGTACCGGGTAAAAGCGTTCCACTCCGAAAGCTTCACGTAGCCATACGGCGCTAGCGTCAACAAATTCCGCAAGTCCGATGTCGTAAGGACAGTGCCATCGCGAAGTGTGAGAGCCACCGAGTCCAACCGAAGCAGCAAAGACTCTTCGGTTAGCACCGCCACGCTCAAAACCTTTTCCAACGTACTTGGCAACGTAGGTGGCAAACCTCCGGGCAGAGGCACGACGATTGCGAGAGCCTTTGACATCGACATTCCCCAGTGATTGATCGCCCCGCTCCCCGCCGGTCCCACCCAGGGCCCGACTCCAAAGGACGCGCAAGGTCTCGACCATGTAGATGCGATCCACCAAGACATGCAGGTGCCACGTCTCGCCGTCGCTATGCAGTTCGGGCACCGCCACGTAACGCCACGCGGCTTTGTAGCGGAGCTTCATAAGGCGCGAGAACTTCGCCCAGGCGATCCACGCTTCAGCCGCCGAGGCGAACTTGCCCCGCTTCGTGAACGTCCACATGGCCACGGGAACCAGCTCCCGCGCACGATGGACAACAAGGCGCCGGCTGCGGGCAATGGACGAGGCGCACCTTTCGGTCTCGCCAGACAACTTTGAGGGGTCGGAAGCGCCCGACCACTTGACTGCATCCGAAGCAGACCCAGCCCCAGCCGAACGTGGCGCCCCTTTGGAGCGGAACAACACCACCCTCGCTTCGCCCGCGTACGACGTCACTTTCACGCCAAACTGTCCTGGACATGTCGGGCCGCCCTCCAAGTGATACGGGAGCGCACCGGGAGGCACGCTGTCGTTAAGTGTTACTTGTTCAAGACTACGGACCGACGCGGCGCGGCTCGCTCCGCTCGCCGCGCTCGCGCTGGTCCGCAACTTTCGCGCGATCCACTTCGCTTGGCGCTTCTCACAGTCAGCACCCCGCCACGACGTAGCACGCCCTTCCCAGGAAGTAGCTGCAGCCGCATGACGCGACGGCGGAGAAGAAAACGCCTTCATCGTCAGACCGACCGAAGAAGGCAGAACGGGAGCTGTCAGCTCACGCGATTGCGTCCCATATGACATATGGGGCGGTCAATCTATACATTATGCGAAGTCT